CACAGTCCCATAATGTACCGCTGATAGAAAACGCCGGTGTAGAGTTGCTTCTGCGCTTCGATGTACTCCCGGCTCAGGTTTGGGTTGTCCTCCATAGTGTAGTGCGCAGACCAAAGAAGCCCCGCCGTTCGCAACGCTTGATTGTCCAGATACTCGGTTTTCAGCCAGTGCATCGGAACACCGGCATTCGTCGTGCCGTAGAACCGCGCACCATCGGGCGACATGCGGGTTAGGAGCATCTGAAAGAACTCTTGCGGCATGAGTGTTACCTCATCACCGATGGCCACGCCCACGGTCAACCCGCGCACATATTTCTCGCTGCCCTCATCCTTCGCTCCCATCACAAGCCAGTCCGCGCCGCACAGCTTGAGCATCCCCGATTGGTGGTTGTAGCTGTAGTTCGACGGGCCGATCAGGTTGAAGAGGTCGTTCAGGACGTTATTGAAGATGGTTTGTTTAGTCACTCCCGTCAGCACACGCCAGCCGCCCACGCGATACCGGCAAGCCTGGAGGATTTTGGGATGCAACGCCCATGTCTTCCCCGAACGGACTGACCCTTCGAGGATGTTGATGCGCCGGTCTTGCTCTATCGGTCGATACGCGAAGCGTTTGAGGCGCGGGCCGTAGTTGAGAATCATACCCGCTCACCCGGCTTGCACTTGCCCTTGTGCCCTGCCGCCAGAGCACAGCGGTATTGCTCTCCGTCCTCAGCCCATTCCTTGTGAGGGCAAAGTGGCAGAGGTTCAGTGTCCTCAAGGAAGGCGGACGAAGTGGGCAACGGAAACCCCCCAGCGCATATCGCCCGTAGCGCGTCCATGCTGGACTTAGATGGTTCCGCAGGCCATCCGCTCGGAGACCGAACGCTTGAGAATGTCTCTACGATTGGAGCATCAGACACGGGAGTGACGCGCTCCAAATACTTCCAGCACGCCGCAGTGACCAGCGCAGCCGTTGACACGCCACCACTCGCAGCAGCAGTGTCTATCAGGCGTTTTAGGTCAACTGGCAGGCGCAACGTGTAAGACACTGTAGGCGTTCTCATGTAAGACATTCTAACAGAAATGTAAGACAAGGGGGATTAGCTCTGCGTCTCATCCGCCGGCAACGCCTCATGCTCTTTGCGGAACTCAGCCAGCAACTCAGTAAGCGGGTCACCATCTGATACAGCCACGCGCTGCAATGACTTGCCTTCGATCCTATCCGCTATCTCAGAAGCAGCATTGACTTTGCCTTTGACGGCTTCTTTTATCATGGCCTGAGCAATGGCCTCAGCGAACGTGCGACCTTCCTTGTCATTTGGGATAGGCTTGGCTAGAAGTGCTGCGTATGCATCAGTTAGCGGCTTTTTCTTTGGTCTGCCACCGGGGTTTCCGCTCTCACCCGGCTTCCACATGAACGGCTTGGCTTCCTCTGGCAGCGTCCGAGTCTTGTTCCCATTCGTGTTCTCAGGAACTTCGACCGTTTCGGATTGGTCTTCGTCTGCCATGCGTAGATTCTATACCAACTCAGCCTTCTTGCCTGTAGCTGCTTCCCAACGGGCAACAATAATGTCGCAGTATGCCGGTGACAACTCCATCATGTAGCAGCGTCTTCCCGTCTTCTCGCAGGCTATCAGAGTTGAGCCGGAACCGCCGAAGAGGTCGAGGGTTAGCATTCCCATTGTGGTGCTGTTCCTGAGAGCGTGTTCTATCAGTTCGATAGGCTTCATCGTAGGATGCTCAGGAGAACGGCTCGGCTTATCTATCTCAATCACGGTGGTTTGGCAGCGGTCACTGAACCAGTTGTGCGCCGCGCCCGGCTTCCAGCCATAGAGGATAGGTTCATGCCGCCATTGGTAGTCTTGCCGCCCCATCACGAGGCTGCTCTTGACCCACACAAGGCATTGCTTAGGCAGAAACCCTGCATCCTTCAACGCACCTCGGAAGTTGTATCCCTCTGAATCCGCGTGACATACATAGATTGCCGCGCCGTCTTTGCAGACTAGGAACGCAGATACCAGAGCATCCGTAATGAACTGCCGGAAGGCTCCATCATCCATTGAATCGTTTGCCACCCCCTTGCCATCCGTTCTCCTATCACGAGACTTCGCATCAGCTATGTCTGTGATTCCAATAGCCAAATTGTACGGCGGGTCAGTAAACACCATGTCCGCCTTCTGCCCGTCCATCAACCGCTCAACGTCGGTAACGCAAGTGGAATCACCACATAGCAGTCTGTGATCGCCAAGCTGATACAGGTCGCCCAGCTTCGACTTCGGCTCATCCGGTACGGGAGGCACGTCGTCTTCATCGGTGAGCAGGTCAGCCGTGACAGGAGGCAACAACGCGGCAAGCTCATCCGCCGACCAGAACTTCGTGAGGTCGATTTCCTCGCCCAACTCTTTCAGCACATCCGCATTCCAATCGAGCGATACCTCAGATGCGCGATTGTCGGCAATGGCAAGCTCGCGGGCGCGGGGATCGGCCATCATGTCCAGGTCTGTGCGCTGCACCGCTACCAGCTTCGTGCCGTCCGTCTGCACCACAATCACGTCATCAAGCCCGATTGCGCCGAAGTTCTCCGCAGTCTTGTTTCCGGCCATGATGACGCCGTTCTTGTCAATCAGGATGGAGCGTCCGGCCCCGTACTGGCGCAAGGACTCTTCGATCAGGTGCTGCCCACGTGGAGTACCGAGATTGGCGTTGCGGGTGTCCGGCGTCAAATCACGGAGATGCCGTATCGTGGTGTCCATCCCCCCATAGTAGCCCAGGTCTGGAGTCAGTATCAACGGCATAGCGCACTGTTTACTCTTTAGTTATTACATATTGTGCCATATTGCATAATATAGCTTGACATTGCGCAAGATTGCGACTAATCTGGTTTTGTTGCATGAGGTGAAGAGATGACAGAAATTACACGCAGCGACTTGATTACATGCACAGAGTTCAAGCTGCCGAAGGGCACATATCGCGGCGAGTTCCACGACTCCAAGGATGGCTATGTGGGCGACTTGCACATATCCGATCACAAGGTCTATATCGTGCGCAAGAAAGAATGTGGGCGCGGCGAGGTTGTGGCAATGTTCCCTGAGACGTTAGACCCGAAGCTGTTTTGCAAGACTGGCGGGTATCAACTATACGCCTCGACTTGGGTGCAGTTCTACGCGCTCAAGCCCGAAGTTATCGCAGTAGCAGCCTAACGGAGTAGCCCCAAATGAGGAAAGGAAACGAATATGAAGATGCGAACTTGCTTTTAGTGTGGCGCAGATGTGGGATATGAGTACGATTCCCGCGAACCCGAAGCCTGCAATGATTCTGAGTGCCAACGGGAACTGCGAAACGAGTATCGCGCCCAGGCAGAGGATCAGCAAGAACGCGCCAGAGAAGACGGGTACAGCCGCTACTAGCTATCCCTCCACGCAATTCAACCGCAACTCAGGAGATGCACAAATGAATATCAAGAATCTAGCCGGATTCGTGCTATTTACGCACGAATCGCAAACGATCAAAGAGGCAATAATAGCTGCTGTAAAGCGCGGTGCCAACCTGCGCGGTGCCGACCTGCGCGATGCCGACCTGCGCGGTGCCGACCTGCGCGATGCCTACCTGAGTAATGCCTACCTGATTGGTGCCGACCTGAGTAATGCCGACCTGCGCGGTGCCGACCTGAGTGGTGCCGACCTGAGTGGTGCCGACCTGCGCGATGCCAACCTGAGTGGTGCCGACCTGCGCGGTGCCTACCTGCGCGATGCCAACCTGAGTGGTGCCTACCTGAGTGGTGCCAACCTGAGTGGTGCCGACCTGCGCGGTGCCAACCTGCGCGATGCCAACGATAATAAGAAAAAGATCGCCACCATGCGTGTATTCACCGGCCTCTACGCATATCAGGTTTGGGCGGTACTGTTCGAGGACGGTAGTCGCTGGGTGAGAATGGGATGTCTGTGGAAGTCACTTGATGAGTGGGGGGCAATCGGTATCCGCAAGAGCAACCTATCCGAGTTCCCCGATAATGGCTCAGACAAGAGCGAAGATCGAGTGTTGGCGTTTGAGTTCGCCAAATCCGCTACGCTCAGAATGAAGTAACCCCACACGCGGACTCAACCAGCCTCAACAATGGCCATCTCCGTGTAACAGCATGAAAGGAAAGGGACAACATGAAGAAGAAGCCGGAAGCAATGATCCTAACCACCACCCTGCGTCTGCTCCGCGATGCTCACGCCTGTACATCGCGCTATACATTCCTGCGCGAAGCGTTAGGAGCGAAGTACGGTGACACGAAGCCGATCAACCTGCTTGCCATCCTCAAGACGAATGGTTTGGATGATGCTCTATGGGCACTGCAAGCGACCGCGCAGAACTGCGATACCG